GCTTGCAAAATGGGGTTCTACACCTCACCTGGTGGTGATGGTTATTTGGGTGAAGACTACGAAGATACCTATTCACCTGTTATGGAAGCCGAGCCTGGTACATTTGAGCAGCTTCCAAGCGGCATGGATTTTAAGAGTTTTGAGCCTAATCACCCCACTTCTGCCTTTGATGCTTTTGAAAAAGCCATACTTAGGGGCATATCTAGTGGTTTAAATATCAGTTATCACTCCCTAGCTAATGATTTAAGTTCAGTTAATTACAGTTCTATACGAGCAGGCTCATTAGAAGATCGCGCACAGTTTGGAGTTATACAAGAATTTGTAATTGCACACTTTATAGAGCCTGTATTTAAAGAATGGTTAGAAATGGCCATGACTACGAATCAAATACCACTTCCAATGACTAGATTTGACAAATTTGCTGATTCAACCACGTTTATCCCTAGATCTTGGAGTTATGTTGATCCACAAAAAGAAATACAAGCCAACATCATGGGATTAAAGTCTGGCCAGGTAACAATGAGTGATATACAAGCTGCTTATGGCCGTGACGTAGAAGAATTGTTTGAACAGCACGACAGAGAAACAAAATTAGCAGAACAATACGGCGTATCTACGGCTTTTCAACCATTTGGCGCGCAAACTAGCGCAGTTGAGCCAGAAATACAGGGGGCAGAAGATGAATAAGCAGTTGAGGTGGGATCATTTGTTTACAAATGATGAGCAAAATATAGATGTTGGGCGCACTCTCTATCATCTTATTTTCGTAGGTCTAAGGGATTTTGCTGTTCTGCTAGGGGTGAAAAATGACTAAAAAAGGTTTTGAAGGCAATAAAACGCCTACAAATAGGGAGCCTAACGGCTCAAATTTACAACTAAAATCCACGGAGAATAATATGGATGAAGAAGTAGTAGAAATTTCTGAATCCGAGGAAGAAATAACTGAATCTGTTGAAGAAGAAGTTGTGGAAACCGAGGAAGAAGAAAATCGCAATTTTAGCGAAGAAACTAGCTACCGTTCTATAGATCTCTCGCGAGCCGAGTTTATAGATGAGGACAAAAGAACTGTCCGCATCGCGCTTAGTTCAGAGGAGCCTGTGGAGCGTAGTTTTGGAATGGAAGTTTTAGACCATTCCCCCGAGTCAGTAGATATGACCTGGGCAAGAAGCGGCAATATGCCTGTTTTACTTGACCATGATACGACAAGACAAGTAGGCATAGTGCAGGATTTTAATTTAGACGGTGCTACTAATAGGACATTAGCAACGGTGCGCTTTGGAAGAAGCGAACTAGCACAAGAAACCTGGCAAGACGTATTAGACGGAATTAAAAGATCTGTCTCGGTAGGCTACAGAATCAACTCTATGGTAAGAGATGAGTCTTTAGAAGATACGACTTATAGAGCGAACTGGACTCCAATGGAAGCTAGTTTAGTTTCTTTACCTGCCGACACTAACCCTATGGTTGGTGTAGCCAGATCAAAAGATAGTGCAGAGGTGGTAGAACGTGAAACCCCTGTTGAGACAAACAATTCTATTAAGGAAAAAACAATGGAAGAAAATAAAACTCCAGAAGTTGATTTAGAAACTGTTAGATCTGAAACCGCAGTAAGCGTTAGATCAGAAGTTGCTAAAGAAGCAAAGGAAATATTGGCATTGGCTACAAAGCACAACAAACGTGATTTAGCCGATGTATCTATAGCGGAAGGACATTCTTTAGAGCAATTTAGAGGAATCCTTCTTAATAACATAGCTGACGATAAGCCACTTGAAACACCAGTAGCAGAAGTTGGTTTAAACGAGCAAGAAAGGGGAAGATACTCTTTCTTAAAAGCAATCAGAGCAGCATCAAGCGGTGATTGGTCTAAAGCAGGTCTTGAAAGAGAAATATCGGACGAGATAGCAAACAGATCTGGCAAAGCAGCTAGAGGTTTCTATCTACCTATGGATATTGGATGGGGACAGCGTGATCAAACTGTTGGAACTAACTCACAAGGTGGTTTCTTAAAAGGAACTGACCATCTGGGTAATGAGTTCATTGGTGAGGTCTATGCTAACTCTGTTGTAGCTTCATTAGGCGCAAGAGTAATGACTGGTTTACAAGGTGATATAGCGATTCCAAAGCTATCTGCATCTGTAACTAACACAGCTTTTGTTGCAGAAGGTAATGCTCCGTCAGAAGGCGCAGCAACTTTCGCGCAAGTGTCAATGGCACCTAAGACTCTAGCTACTTACGTTGATTACACTAGAAAATTAGCACTTCAATCTGATCCGTCAGTTGAAGCAATCCTAAGAAATGACGTAGTTCAGACTATGGCTTCTAAGATTGACCAAGTTGCTATCGATGGGGGTGGGAGTAACGAACCGAGTGGGATCCTGGA